GTCGACCAGGGGCCGCGGCGTGATGCCGAGCCACTGCTCGACGACGAGGCGGTCGTAGTATCCGGCGTTGTGGCCGACCTTGGTCTTGGTCTCGTCGAGGAAGAAGCGACGCAGCACGTCGAGGATGCGCGCCTCGTCCTCGGCGCTGTAGAACCTCGTATGACCGTCGCCGCTCAGCAGGTTCAGACCCATGACCTCGCAGCGCTTCGCCTCCCGCTGGCCGGGGCGCAGCGCACGCCCCTGGTCGTTGAGGTCGGGGATGGCGATGGCGATGGACCGCACTTGACACGTCAAGGCGATGATGCCGTCCGTCTCGAGGTCGTAGGCGTAAAACGGGGCCGACTGGTCGAGGAACGCCTCGAGCTCCTCCGGCGTCGGGTTGAACGTGCGGACGGGCTCCGTCCACCGGAGCGACCCGCCGAACCAGCGGAACGCCTTCGACAGGTCGAGGTGCATGACGCTGCGCCAGCCGGGGCTCTTCTGCACGAAGCCGGGGTGCATGGTCGGGAACACGCGGCGCACCGCCCCAGGGGGCAGCTCCTCGCCCGCGAGCGGGGTCTGCATCAGCGCCTGGTAGTTCTCGTCGACCCACACCGGGCCGCCGCGCAGGGCGAAGATGGACTGCTGCTTGTTGGTCAGCGCGGTCGCCGCGGTGCGGCCCAGCGCCAGCAGGTTGTCGTAACGGTCTGTCTCTGCGAGCAGCCGGGGCCGACAGCACGAGATAGGATGCGGCATCGGGGGCTGCCCCTGGGCAAGCCTGATCCGGTTCTCCTTGTCGAGCGCCTTGTTGAACTTCTCCCAGGCGCCCTGCTGCGCCCCGGGCGAGCACGCCACGACGGTCGTCAGGTCGACGTCCGACCGCTTCTTCCCGATGACCATGAGCGCGCTGTTCCACTCGCCGCCCGAGCGCCCCGACAGGGGACGCCCGTAGCCGACGTCGTCCGTCGCAGGCGCCTCGGCCACGGCCATCACGGTCGCGCCGTCGTGGAACTCAGGACCGACGGGCTGCCACGGCCCCTCACGGAACTTGCCCTGGGGGCCGAGCGGGCACTCGTCACAGCGTGCGCCGCAGGCGCGCGGGTCGTAGACGAGGCTCATGGGACCGCCGGGTAGAAGACGGCCACGGCCGAGGGGAACGGAGCTCCGGTCTTCGCGTCACCGAACTTGATGCGGCCGCGGATGAACGCGACGCTGGCGTGCTCGATGACGTAGTCGTGCCACCAGGCCGTGTCGGTGCGGGCCGGGAGCAGGCACACGACCGTCGCGCCCTTCTGGCTCTCCTCGTACGCCTTCTTCACCCAGCGCCCGATCTCGCGACCGTAGGGCGGGTTCATCCAGCAGACCTCGGGCGCCCAGTCCTGGCGCAGCCCGTCGTCCTCGCGCGTGAAGTACCTGAGGCACTTCGCGTTCGAGGCGTCCGCGCACACGTCGAGCGTGAACGGAAACAGCTTGGCCCAGTCGTTGAAGAACGCCTTGGGTGTGGCCCACTGGTCAGTTGCCGAGGAGAACATGACGTCGGTATTCATGCTCTCCGCGTAACTTGACGCGGCGGTACTCGCTACTTCTTCGGCGCAGCCTTCGGCGGGTTGCCGTCCGACGCTTCGAGGGGGATGGCGTCCTTGGCGTTGTACGGCTTGCGAGGCTTGTAGTTGCCGCTCTTCACGGCTTCCTCGTGCATGGCCTCGGCCTTCATCTTGTTGAGCTTGGCGCTGTAGTCCATGCGGACCTCCTACTTCTTCTGGTTCTTCAGTGCAGACGTCACGGCCGGAGCTTCGGGAGGAACCTGACGCGGCTTCACCCCGACCTTCGACAGGCCCTCCATGTCTTCCTTCTGACCCTCAGCCCGCATCTTCTTGAGCAGGGCGTGGTAGTCCGACGACTCCGTCACAGCTTGGGCGCCCCGGCCGCGTAGCGCTGCTTCAGCAGGTACATGGCGGTGAGGTGGTTGGTGCCGATGCCCGCGATGAGGTTCGTCGTGCCGGCCGGGTACTTGCCGTCCATGCAGACATCGTTGGCGGCTTCGACGTACTCGAGGACCATCTCGGCGATGGCGATGGGGGTCGGAGCGGACATCGCCTTGGCGATGCACTCCTCGGCGGCCTTCCACGCCTTCATCGGCTCCAGCTTGTCCGCGCCGAAGTGACCCGCGATGAGCTCGGCCAGGTCGTCGATCTCCTCGAGACGGCCCTTGTACAGGCGCTCGAACAGGAGGTGGTCGCCGTAGAACGGCTGGCCCTTGGCCTGCCAGTGCAGGGTCCAGTAGAGGTGGTGCGCCGCCCGAAGGGAGGCCCAGAGCTGGAGCATGGCGGCGAGTTGCGGATTCATCGTGAGCCTCCCGACGCCGCAAGCGTATCATGTCGGTCGGCAAAAACAAGACGCCCGCCCTGGCGTGAACCAGGACGGGCCGAGCTTACGGTCTCGCCGAGCTTGAACTGCAAGGAGTCCTTGCAGGCCGGGTCTACGGTCCCCTCGTCAGGGGCAGATCAGCGAGCGATGTTCGCGGAGGGCGGGGGCGGGAGACGGAGACCGCCCGCCGGGACCGGGGCCACCGAGACAGCCGCGGGGGCCGGGGTCACAGCCGACGGAACGGCGGGAGCCGCCGCGAGGTTGCTGCCGCCAGCCACGGCGCCACGCGTCACGACCGTGGGCTTCGCGCCGGAGGCCACAGCCGCCTCGAACGCCGCCTTGGTCATGAACTTGTTGATCGTGGCGTAGCTGCCCTGGACGCCCTGCTGGCCGGGGACGAACTCGACGTACGCCTTGCGGCCGCCGTTCTGCGCGGTGAGGAACCATGCCTCGTTGATGTCGCCGCCCTCGATCTCCTCGCTGCTGAAGCCGAGGCTCAGGAGGATGGTCTTGATGGCGCCGAGGCGGCCGCGGAGCGACTTCTCGGGGAGGCCCTGCACCGGGAGGTGGAGGAAGTCGAACATCTTGAAGCCGTTGTCGAACTGGACGTGGAGGCGACGCGCGTCGGCCTTGTCGCCCTGCTTGTGCTCGAGCTCGGTGATCGAGACCGAGTAGTAGCCGGCCTCGGGAGCGGAGGCGCCGAGGGCAGCAACGCCCTTGAAGAGAGAACCGTTGATGGAGAAGGACATGGAGTTGGCTCCTGGCTGATTGACGTTGATGGTGGGGGTGGTTGACGTGAACGACTAGCTGATGGAGGGCGGCGGGGGCAAAGCCACGCTGCTCTTCACTGGCTCGTCCTTCTGCCCAAGGTCGAAGAGGTTCCTCGCCTTGCGCTTCAGGAGAGTAGCGCGGGCAATACCATCCTGGCAAGCCCAGCGGAGATGAATCTGCTCAACTTTCTTGTGAGCGTCTGCGATCTGCTTGATAGCTTCGGGGACGGAAACCCCCTCAACCAGCTTGGCGGCGAGCTCGTCGGCGACGTCGTCCTGCCACTCGAGACCTGCGACGCGCGCGAGCTTGTAGCCGCCCGCCGAGGCCCGCAGGATCTCGCGGAGGTTGCCGGGGGTCTTCGTCCAGCACACGCCCGTGCGGTCGCCCGTCACCCAGTCGGGCGACGTGGGGTCGCAGAAGTAGGTGCCCGGGAACCAGGGGTCGGGGTAGGTCGGGTCGACCTGGGCGCGGACGTTGATGTCGCACCAGCTCGGGAGCGTCTCCGTCTGGTTGCGGCTCGGGACGTTGGGGCCGCCAGGGCAGTAGACGCCCTCGGCGTTGGTGCCGGGGAGCCGTTCGTGGAACGTGAAGGCCAGGTGGACGCCCATGTGCCGGGCCATGCCCGACAGCACCAGCAGGTACTTGTTGAGCTGCTGGTAGGCGTAGAACTTGTCCTTCTTCCCCGACTTGCCGAGCGGGGCCTCATCGTGCCACGCGAGCATCGAGCGGTCGCAGATGTGGCTCGCGTCGTCGATGATGATGGCGCCGTACTGCGCGGCCAGGCCGCTCCTCACGACGTGGTCGAGCAGCGGCACCAGCTCCTGGAGCGTCTGCGGGGGCGTCGGGTAGACGCTGGGGGTGAAGCCCAGCTCGTTCTGGGCGACGAGCGTCAGCGCGCTCGGCACGCCGAAGCAGAGGGCGGTGGGGAAAGCCGCCAGCATGTCGCTGGTCTTCTTCTTCTTCGGCTTCCCGTAGACCGTGACCATGATGGTCGGGTTCTCGGTATCAGACATGGGGCATCCATGAGGCAGGGGGGTGTACCGCTGCGTGAGCCTCATCCGCAGCGCCTTGTCCCTTAGTGGGACTCCCGGGGACCGACAAGGGGTCCCCGGAGAAGAATCACTCG